CTCCCGCGCTGTTACTTTGAACTTCCCTTTCCGGGCATTGAATTGGCGAACAAAACTCCCCAAAAATGCGTCGCGCCAGACTTTGACGTGTACCCCTCCCTCACGGGTGTAAATTCCATTAACAAACGCAACGTGAGTAATATTCGGAACGCTGTCGTCATCCGGAATTCCGCCTTGTTCCACCAACACAGCTTCGTCTCCGCTAGGTGCCGTAAGCCTCAGGGTGGAGGCACCGGGAAAGTAGAGCGCCACGTACTTTTCGAGAGTGTTTATTTCGATTTTTTTTCCGTTGAAGACGACGTGGAGCCCGGTTATCATGGCTGTATCGTATGCAAGTTTTTCGAATACACTTTCGAGATCGTCGTCTAAAGCAGGATAGTCGAAATACTTGAAATCGGGGATAAAAGAAACTTGGGTGTACCCGGTTTTGCGACGGTAATTCGTGTGTATCGGGGCGTCGCGGACGGTTAAATTGTTCCGGTATGTGAACACGCATTTTTTGGCAGTCGTCGGGGACGCGTGGTCCACCTGGAAAAAAGAAGAAAAAACGTTTGCCGCCTTGGCTCCCATTCCGTTCCGCCCTGAGGTTTTGCGGTCTTCCTCGTCGTCGTAGTTTGTCCCTGCCAACATGTATCCGAAATACAGTTCGGCCGGGTAGAGTTCGTCTTGCGTGATTGTTTGCGTGATCGGATCAGTGTAAGCGTAAACAGATTTTTGGGTAGAAATATCGGCGCCGTCGTTCCAGATTGAAATGAGCCCCGTTTCCTTATCAAGCTTTATTTCGATTCGTTTCATCGGAATCCCCGCCTTCGCCGACCGCCACTTGTTGTCGATTGCGTTCGACAAGATTTCAACGAAAATCCGTACTAGGCCCGGGTTGTACTTGATCCGGCGTGTTTTAATCGTCGCCGTCTTTTTATCGAAGACCCATTCTTGTGTAAGCGTCGTTTTCACAGAACCGATATAAACATCAGGACGTTTCAAGGCGTGTTCGAAAGGGTTCAATCGTTGGGCACTTAGCATGTTTACTTTTAGTGGTATATAGGTATACAGGGTTTCAATTTTTAAATTGTATAGAGTTAAGATTTAATTAATATTATTATCATTTATTAGAAAAATGTTAAGGGACGAAACCCATGAATTGAAGGGAATCTATTCGCACTGCCCCCTAAAGAATCAAAAAGAGTGTTTACGTTTTTCTGCTAACTGTACACACGATCCCAAAACCGGCTATGAGAATACGAGTGAGGCTTCCGTTGACGTGGAATTTGTTTTTGTACCGCGGAAGTATGGGGGACTTTTTCGTACCAACTCTGAGAAGATGTGTCCTCGGCGAACGAAAATTAAAAAGGTAGGTCCCTGGGTCACCGAGACAAGAGCCGATTTGGACGGAACATACAAAAATCCAGTTGCTATTTGTTGTGACAAAGAACCTAATAGCGACTTGAATTCCATAGAAGTCTGCAACTCTAACAACCCTAATAAGCACCCTTATATCTATGCTTTTGAAGCACAGACGAGTTCTTTGAAGCTTCTCAATATCGGTAAAAATACAAAACCAGCAATTTTTATTGTAAAAATTGGAGTGCCTGCGCATTACACGCTCGCAACGGTCAATTGTTACAACCTCAGCCGCATACAAATAGACTATTTTGATTCGGCTGCGACTACCACGACCACGATAGAATATGAAAAAAACTGTAAGGCGTGTCGATGGGATATGCGTAAAGGTTGTTTTTTGAAGGTGGATGAGAAGGCGACGAAACATGATTACCTCAATGCAGCTATTTGTGGGTTTTTCATGAATAGATTCAAAAAAGCTCTAAAACCGACCTCTATGATGTTTTATGCAGTTAATACTACCTACTTACAGGAACTGAAACGAAACGAATTTTGCCAGACCTGGATTTTATTATATATTTATACCCGTTTTATTTTAAATATTTCATTTGAATTGATGGTGAAAAAGATTACAACAGCAATTAATAATTCGTCATTATTACACAACCATCGAAAAGATAAAGTAATATCCTACATTTTCCTAGATTTGATTAGGAATTTTCAGAGGTTTATTATAGATTTTCCATTGTCGGGGAGAAATGATGGAGCAACGCGAGTGACACTTTTACGATCAGAACCAGCCATTATTATAGGTAATCAATGGATGGTTCAAGGCGGATGCGTATGTAAAGGGTGCGGTGTATGGTCTAATGAATGCAATAACGAGGGTATTGGCAAGGGGGACAAACATATTAACTGTAAAGAGTCTCCTCAGGAGGATTATACAAATTTTAATAAACGAATTTGTCATATATCAAGGAATATGCAAATATTAATTACAGCAGTTAATAAAGGTTTTCGAAATGAAATTGTAAATGATCCAAAGTCGTTCAATCTTACAGAAAATATTAATACGTTAATTAATAAATATACTCAAGAGTTCACATACCCATTGGCTGAACCGGAAGACTCCCAGGACGAAGAAAAGGGTTCGGATTGCGACGAATACGGCTCGGAGCCGGAAGAGGAGGAGGAGGATTAACTTTAAAGATTTACGTTTCGTGTTTTGAACAAACACGAAACTTTTAAAATATACTATTCTTCAAGGCGTTCGATAATGCGGTCTTTATATTTGAGGAGCGTCTCAATAAAAAATTGGTACTGTTCTTTAACATTGGAATCGTATTTCCCCGACAAAATCGTCTGAGACGAGCTAAACACAATAAAGGTCATATGTTTTTCAGGCTTATCTTTAGCCTTTTTGAAAAATAATTTATCAACTTGAATAATGTAAGGGTCTTTTTTAGAAGGGTCGTCAAGAAGCAAACACGGACAGACAGACGGGTTGCACGTGGTTTTCTCCTCTGCTAAAATCTTTTCGAACAAAGGGTACACCAAGCAGTCATAAGTAAAATTTTTCGGTTTGGAAGTAAACATTTTGATATTGACATTAGTTTGTCCGTGGGTTCGAACTGCGAAAGCGCAATTTTATCGGAAAATTGGGTTTCATTCATCAACAGGTTCAAGAGGGTGCGGTTGATTCCAAACCCAAGATTAAAACCGACGTTCCGCATAACAACTTCAAAAATAAAAATGGGCCGTTCTAAACATAGACTAACATTGTACGAATCCGGAGTAAGGCGACTCCAAAGAGTCGCGACAGCAGTGATCGCGTCGCCATTGTTCTTGCACCCGGCAATTTTAAGAGAATTTTTGAAAAGCATAATATTTATATAATGGTCTTCCTTCAGAAAAAGAATAAGCGTGGTCTGGTTAAGAAAGTTGTCGATTTTTTTCCGGCCGATTGTTTGGGGCTCGTACGAGCGAGAACACTTTTCGCAGTACCATTCCAGAGCTGATGTCGGCTGATCGAAACCTACGACGTCTTTTTTGACAAAAATCGCCTCGACTGTTTTAACGGGTTTCCCCTTAGAGTTAAGGATTTTGCACCGGGGGCACGGATATTTTTTCATTTTACGCAAATTTACTCCTCTCAAGTACTTTTGGTAATGCATACTTACAATAGAACCCGGCGCCCCTCGAATATTCTTCTTATCAATATTTTTATGTTTTTTAGTAGGAGAGAGAGTCGGCTCTTCAACCTTAATGGTGGAAAACACTTTACGAAGATCGAATTGGACGTTGGTGTAGCACATAATAGTTTTCGTCGAAGTTTTCAAGTCTTCAAATAACGGGGGTAAAGTACCTTTTTTTTCAATCATTAGAGAACACTATATTTCAATATTATTCTTTAAACAAATTTTATTTTCATTTTTATTATACCATTTTTATAAAAATGTACCCGAGAGAACTTATATTGATTATAACCATTTTATTGGCAATTGGGTTGTGCATATGGATAGGACAAAAATCAAACAAGATTCGAAATAAAAATATCCGTAAAGAACAAGAAAACAGTATACAATTTTTTAACATGAATCTCCCCTCCAATAAAGGGGATCCCTCTGAATTGGTATTTTCTTGTCCTGATTGGACGTTTAAAAATCGGAATTCAGGCAAGGATGATCTACTTGAAAAATCCTCTCAAACTTTTAAGATTGAAATATTAGGAGCTTATTTCGACGTATTTGATCCTTGGGGCCAATGCAGTCCCGAGCCGAATGATATTATTGCCCCAACTTGCGAACAAGACGCAGAAAATAATCAAGGGTTGTGTAGTAATCTCGTCGAAAGTATCGACGAGGAAAATGGTATTTCGACACAATGGTATCGGAATACAATCTGTGGAACTAAGTATCAAGATGGTTCCGGGTACGGAGGAGAAGTAAATAATAAGAACAACAACAATACCGAACCTTTCGGCGAATCAGACTATGTGTGCCGGTTACAAGACGCGACCCCTTTCCTTTCGGCAAAATGCAACGGAAAAAAAGAATGTAGAATAAATTTAGGAAGTTTTAACGAGGTTTCTCAAGTTTTCGGGAGTGTTCCATGTTACTCGAGTAATCTTGGTACTCCGCTCAAAGTAGGAGATGAGGACTACAAGAAGCTTCCGAGTGATCAAAAGGATGAAAATAATACGAAATTCCAACAAGGGTATATAGTTAAAGGGATATATCGATGTGTTCCTGAGGACTAATCGTTATCACCATCCGACGAAAGTAAAACAAGGTCTTCGCTGTCGCTTTCCGACAGAAGTTCGTCCAGCTGGGTCGGAGTTTCTCTATATTTAAAGTTAGCAGCAGTGAGCAGTTCTAAATGATCCTCTTGAAGAGGTTGGATGGGCCCCCCATCTTTCGGAAGAATTCCGTACGCTTCTTTAGAATTAGGTGAAACACATATTCGAGTACGGGAGTCGAAGTAGTAACCGTCTTCTTCAATAAAATTAAACTTCTTTTCCAAGATTTTTTTCTTCCAAATCTTTTTGGCAATATTTTTTTCTTCACCAACGACTTTGTCACGGGGTTTTTTCATGTAAATTTTTAAATGGGGTTTACAGTACCATTTATCGTCTAAATTGTGTTTTGCTCCCTTTTCACAAATTCTGGGGTTCGGTCCCTTGATTGGATGGCTGCATTTTTCTACTGTGCTCTTTTTTGAAGGTAGAGGTTCTTTCGGGACCGGCTTTGCCGGGACGGGTTCCGGCAAAGCCGGTTCCAAGACGGGTTCGATTGGAGTCTCGCTTTCTCGCGACGACGAGCGCCGAGACGGCGCGCGTTTAATCTGGCGGTTTCCGAACTCCAAAACGTGAATTACTTCGGTTTCCAAGAGATTGAAAGCTGTGGCCAAATCTTTCACCTTGCTTCCAAAGTAATCATCGACATACTGGTCAAGAGGGTTACGAAGAGTTACAGAGAGTTGCATCAGAAGCTCTATAAATATATTCCTCAACTTTAAGGGTTTTTTCAATTTTTGTTAATTTTTTTTGTTTCATATCTTAAAAAATGTCGCAGGACAACCGAAATAAATGGGTTTCCCAACAAGACCGACAACAAGATATGATGCTGTTGAATCCTTCTCAATTTACAATTCCCAAACAAGCTCCGGGTCGGTTAACCGGTTGGGATATTATTTTGTTCATTTGGGCTGGTTCTATCGACCCGGCCCACTATACCGTGATTGTCGAAACACTTGATACGGCAGGCGCCGTGTTCCGGTCAATCTCGAAACTTGCGGCGACAGTTGAACTTCCCAGTGTAAAATTTGGTCCTTACGCCCAAATCGGCTGTATTCCGGATTCGGAAGATCTCCCGGCATTTCAGGGGCGGTTGTCCCGGGGCGGAACGTATTACCTTCCTGACACCAAAGGGCAGAATGGCATTTATAGTTTACGTCAATCGGGAACTCATATTTCGTAATAAACCAGATGCTCTCATTACGTATTATGTTTCTTCTTTTTGTAGCCATTTGCTGTCTTATGCTGCGGGGAGTATATGATGTTCTGTGGTTTGTATTTTTGACTTGTTTTTACAGAAGACGCTGGAAGAAACCTATGATAAGCGTAGAGACGTTTGTTCCGCTGGATGAAGTTTGTTCTATTTGTTTGATGACTCTACACCCCCGATTCTTGAATTTACCGTGCAAACATTCTTTTCATGGCGACTGTATTAATCAGTGGCTATGGAACCAAAATACTTGCCCTTTGTGTCGCATCGTACTTTAATCTTTATCAAAATTTCTTATTTGGCAAATAAGAAAATAAAAATGAATTGATAATTTTGAAAATTTAACATTTAAATTAAACTTGTCTGTTTAAAATGTGGATATTTGGAGGAGAGGTACAAAAAGTTGTTTCGGATAAGTATCAATGCAAAACCTGTGAAAAATGGTTTCCAAATCCTGAGTGGTTAGAGACTCATAATCGAATGTATTTGGGAGATACAACCCACGAAGATAAAGAAAAAGATAGTCTGGTAGAATGGTTAGAATTTCACACAGGTGGGTGGACTAACCCAACCACAAAAGAAAATTATTTCGAAGTAAAAGAATGGATTGAAAAAATCGACTCCAATGACCCCGAATATAGAAATATATCAATAAATTTCATGAACCTTGGGGTCGACATGCAACTTCTCAAAGATAATACATTTGACCGCGAAGATATTAATGGGATTGTTACCGAGCACAACTCAAACTTGGATGAATTATATTCCTCTAAAATTTGGGAAAAAATTATTGCTCTGCAATGTTAGCTATTCACCATTAGGTTCGAGCCGAACTATATTTCAATTACACCCCCGAAACGCATGCCCCTTGTTTATCAAAACATCCCAAGTTAGGACCCCCTTTACACCCGTACATCGAGACGCAAAACCGATTCAGATAACACGGACCTACTGCATCTGTGCATTGCCATCCGTTGTTTAGAATACTATAAGAATGCAGTTTGCATTGGGGGTGAGCCATACACGGACGTTTAGGTACTTTAAATCTTTCCAACGAAGTGCCAATCAAGAATACGACAAATGCTCCTATAACTAAAAGAAACCCGAGGAGAATACAATCCATTTTCTTTCTTAATCAAACGAAAGAAAATTCTCTTACGAAAATCAAGACTAATCCATCTCTTCACCTAATTCAGCGAAAGCACTAGAAATGTTCGCGTCGTTTTTAGTTTTCACAAGGTCTTCCAAAAGCGATCGAAACTTCAGTTTCCCTTCGTTTCGCGAAACAAAAACTGGTAAAGATGAGTCGGGGTCTGCAATAAAGGAGACTTTGATGCCAACATCTATTAATCTAGAATAAATTGGCGCTTTTCTAAAAAGTCCAAATTGTTCACAAGTTCCTGTAAGTTCTAATTTAATATCGTCTTGCTTGACCCAGTCAAAAACAAACGATTGATTAACTTTGTTAACTTCCATCCGAACGACTTTTTTCCGTCTCAGCCCAAGATCTATCAACTCGCGCCCAAAAGGGATCAGGGTGTCGCCAAAGGTAACAAGCCAAAGACGTTTGTTCTTTTTTTCCCCATACGAATGCTGCAAAACGCTTCCGGGATAGTATACATTGTCTTCTGGAAGATCTTGAGCTTCGTGAATATGTCCGCTAATAACAGGGGGTAGGTTAACG